AGTGTTGAGGAAGGCTTTGATATTGGTACAGTAATGCATGCCATGATAACAAGTACACTTGTTCATGCATTAATACGTACCAGTCCGGAGTGGTTGAAGGAAAATTTACAATTTGCTCTTGATAACTTTAATGATCTTGAAAAGATAGCTGATCAGATGCTAAAGGATGGAAGCATGGAGAGAGGAAGCACAGAAGATTTTGCTGATTTCCTTGCGTCATTACGAGAAGATGATGATGATAGGGTGGTGCATTAAGATGAGTAAAACATTTGATGACAGCTTTGAGGATGTGTTTAAACAGGACAAGAAGTATGTCGTGAGAATACTCAAGCCTATTGAGAATGACGAGGAACTAAGCGTTGAGGACTACAAGCTACACTATGACGAGTATCCTAGCCTAGATGAAATGAAGTCTTGGATTTCTGCCGGTAAACACAGAGACACGATTGAACTCATACATGTGCTTGATGATGAAGGCGAGAAGCGTGATGCAATTATCAATGAAGAAGGCAAGATATATGGCTTGCCTGTAAACCTTGAAGCTACGCTTATGTATGATGAATTTAAAGCTAAGCATGGCTACGAAGTAGCTAACGATATTGTAGTGGGTACGTGTGCTGTGCTAACTAATTTTGAACTGGAATAAGGAGAACTGTATGGAACAGCAAGGATTTCCAAGCGGTAAGATAACTCTTACCATAGAATTTGAAACAGATGGGTGCATCAACATAACTGCTAAAGATTTAGAGAACTCATGCACCTATGCTTTTAGAAAAGAACCCAACTTGCATACACATAACAAGATTATGGAAGTGTTACGTGAGGTAGGTGTAAGCCTAGTGAAAGTACCATGACCGAGTACACAGACATGGTGGAAAAAGCTAAGCTTGAACTAGAAGCAGAGGAATGGTCGAAAGGAGTAAAGTATATTCACGCAAACAATAGAGTCATTGAAACTGCATATAATAATGGGGATATACATTACCAAGAGACAAAGGAGAAAGGAAAGTCTTGGACAGTTTCAAAAAACCTTTCTCTAAGAGAAACAGTTATGGCATATGCCAGAAACAAGGTGTTTAATAACAATTTTAACAACAACAAGGAGTAATGATATGGGTGCAGACCTTTACATGAATAAGTCGTTTAAAGAAAACGAACTCAAGTACAAACCTCAACTTGATAAAAAATTAGAGGAAAGAAATGCACTACCAGAGGGTAGTGATGAAGCAAACAAAGCACAGGAAGAAGTCGGAGAACTATTTAACAAGCTTTATAGTAGCGAGGTTTATTACAGAGACAGCTACAATCATGGCAGTTTATTGTGGTCATTAGGCTTGTCTTGGTGGGATGATGTGTCCAAGTACATAGATGATGAGGGCGACATGTCTCCGCAAATGGCACAGGAATTCCTTGATGTCATTGAGGGTGCCGACCTAGAGGTTGACAAAGAATTCTTAAAGGGTGCATACGAAGATGAAGGGTGGACACATGAACAGTGCGCTGAATACTTTGAAGAACGTAGGCAAGAACTGATCTCTTTCTTACAGAAAAGTATTGATACCAAATCAAGTATAGGTTGCTCAATATGAAAACCACACCGGAAAAGCTGACTGTCTGGCGAACAAAGCCAATGGAAATAGACATAGACTTTGATTCTTTAGAGCAAAGGTCTTTACTGAAGCAACGTTTAAACGCTACAAATGATTGGTTACACCGGTCACTTGAAAGCAACTGTTTATGGGGAGTCGTAGTTGCCAAGCAACACCATGATTATCTCTTAGACAAGTACAACACACCAAGCATTTAACATAGAGGTTACAATAGTATATGATAACCCTATGTTAAATAAGGTTTACGAGGGCATGTGGTTTATATTTTTCTCCCATGTCCTCACTGATAAAGCGTGACTAGGTGTTGCAGTTAACCAAAGTTAGAATAAAAATAGGCAACCTCTAACCCTAGTCATGCACTTACTGGAATAAATTATGAATAAAAAAGATAAGAAAATTCTTACAGATATAAACAAATTTATATGGATCATTGATAAGCCTTATAGAATACAGGCTTTGTATGACATGCACGAAGGCTTATCACACGCTGTGTTCTGGGAATTGTTTCATTCCCTATACATGCAGTCAGAAAATCCTAGTCAAGACACACACTTGATAGATGAAATGTTTGAACGTGGAACCCACTCAACTAGGATGGAAAGCCCAGAACGTTTAAACAGACTCCCGACAAATTCCCGAAAACTATACGAAGTATTGCCAAATGAAATGACCATCTATCGTGGGTGTCATGGCTTCAATGAGCATGGATTTTCATGGACAACTGATTATCAAATTGCCAAAAAGTTTTCTCAACGCATGGCAGTAGATGGTGTTGCTATAGTCCTTTGGGGTAGAGCATTAAAGAATGATGTGATATGTGCCTATCAAGAGAGATCAGAAAGCGAAATCATTATCCAACCCAAGCACGTACAGGTTACAGGCAGAGAAAACTTTAGTGCAGATGTTGAAGCTTTATCTGGTCGTGAAGTAACAGAACTAAAGGTATTTGTAGATGTTCAAACAGGCTTGTGGCATGAGAACAAACCCATTGAGAAAAGACTTGCAGAGCAAGAAACAATTCTTGTTTTTAATTACGCAAAAGAAGGAGAAGCATTTATCAAAGAAACAATAAATTACATGGAAGAAATCTTTGATACAGCTAGACGTTACAACGTTAACCCTCTATTATTTGGTGCTAATCACGACCAATACTTAGTAGCCAAGCAGATATTATCCGGAGAACAATCAGAATGGTTTGATGAACAAGTAAAAATACTGCGTCAACTAGAAGCAGATCAAGCTAAAGAAAGGGAGAACATCCACTAATGCCTAGAAGAAATAAGAGTCCATACTGGCTTGATCAAGCCATAGATTTACGCAAGGATGGGGATACACTAGCGGAAATATCTAACGTTCTCCTAATACCAGTTTCCACAATCAGATACCAACTAGCACTTAACCTAGCACGTGACGAGTACGATAGCTATTGCAAAGAACCTAATACTGCGGATGGCAGACAGAGAACCAAAGCCATCTTTGGTTTCCATGAGGATGGGTTGAATGGCAATCAGATAGCCAAGCTTGTAGGTGTTTCACGTCAGTATGTATATAAACTTATACGTATGAAGCGTGAACAGGAAGATGCCTTGTTGGATTATGAAGTGGAAAAACAGGTAATAAAAGATAGGAGAAATAATCATGCCTAAAATGACAATCAAAGAATGGTTTGTGAAATGGTTTTCATTTCCACAACCAGAAGTTAAACCCAAGAAACCAACCGAAAAGGATTGGAGAAAGGATACTGTTTGGGAGACACCCAAGCGAGCAAGAACTGTTAAGGGTAGATACAAAGCTGACGACAAATCTACACCAGACGTTAACGAAGCATGGGAAGGTGGCAAAGCACCTAAGAAAAAAGCACCCAAGAAAAAGGTTAACGTTACCAGACGTAAAGCTAAATAAAAGTAGAGTCCGGATAGCCGAATGGTTTGTGGTATCTACCACTAATCACGTCATATTCTAGGTCAATCTGTCCGATAGCACCGGACTGTTTAAACCGCATCTTCTTTGTATGTATGCGTACTTCCTTACTGCCTTTGGTAAAATCCCTTTCCACTATCAGAATTACATCTGCCTTGTTAGCGAAGTTAGCACTACCGGCTATGTCATAGGGTTCAACCAAAGGGAACTCCCCATCCGCACCTCTCCGCATCTTAGCCGGATGCGCCACAAAGAATACGTGTACGCTATACGTCTGTGCGAAGCGTTTTAGCTTGCTCATCATCTGTGAAACGTACTCTGTTTCAGTCATTCCACTAGGTCTTTTATGATCGAACTCGTTGTAGGGATCAAGCACCACAACGTTTACACCATACCTTAGAACTGCTGACACGCATGCTTCCAAGCACCAATCAATAGTCGGACTCTCATCTTCCGCCCTAATAAAAAAGAAATGTTGTGCTATCCAATCATACGCATCCAGTAATTCTTCTTCTTCCATTGGTTCTATGTATCCCTTTCGTGCCGGTTTACCCACTCGTTTCTCTGCAATCTTGTTGATGTGTTCGGACACAGGGTTCTCAAAAGAACACATGGCAAACCTGTAGTCATGCTCACGTGCCATGTTGACCGCTACTGCATCTATGAACTCTGACTTCCCACAGTTAGCAACACCACTCACTATGGTTACTTCTGATGGTCGCACCAAAAAGATTTCATCCATTCCAGATATGCACGTGGACAATCCCTTTCTTAACCCACCTCTATAAAGCTGTAAGCCTTCTTCCATGAAGGCATTCGCTGTATATAAAGACTTAATTGGGTAAGGCTCGGCACTGTCTAGGCATTGTTTCAATGCTGATTCTTCCAAACACCACACCTCGTTGGCATCTTTACATCCTTCCGGATAGCTAATGATGAAACATTTTTCTCTGCCTATGCGTCTAGCTATTTCCTCTCGGCATTGTATTCCGGCATCATCATTATCTAAGGCTAGATAAATACGTTTATACTTAGTAACATCAAAAGTCTGCAACCAATCCATCTTCCTATCACT